CATGAGCGATTCAGTAATTGATTCAAGTGCAAATACACCGCTGCCGTGGAATGAAAATGAAGATCAAAATGTAGAAATAGGAGAAGAAAATGACAGAGAAGAAATCACAGGACAACAATGACACAACACGTGTGGTTGTGCTGGATGAAAAAATAGTATTGAGGCCCACAAATGTCCTACTGGGTCGTAAATAGTTGTGTTGAAAAACCCAGTAAAATTATGCCCAACGCAACAGTTTGGCATATAGAGTTTGTAGATATTCAAACTCGAGAACATAGAGTAACTTATGTAGAAAAGAGATTTAAAAACTATCGCAACTGGCTTGAAATAATTGATAGTTATCCACTGGGTCTAATAGTAACAAATCTCAAACAACTGAATGGCAAAAGAATCAATGCAGACTCTAAGCCAGAAATACTTTTTGCAGTTCCACAGTCAGAACTTGCAGATATAATAGCGGAGTATTGGAATGATAATTGAATTACTTAATCTAGGTGTAAACTTTTTTACACTTTGTTTTGTTGCAACAATCCTAAATGACATGAGAAAAAAATGACTTGGCAGTTTATGGACAAATTGTTTGACACTGCTCCACAAGATTATCAAGGCTTTGTGTATGAAATACATGACACAAAGAATAATCGATACTACATAGGCAAGAAGAACTTTTGGCGCATTGAAAAACTAAAACCATTAAAAGGCAAGACCAACCGTCGTCATAGACGCAAAGAATCGGATTGGCACAGCTACTATGGAAGCAACCTAGAACTACAAAAACAAGTGCAACTATTAGGTGAAAGTTATTTTAAAAGAAAGATCCTAATTCTTTGTGAAAACAAAAATCAAATGAGTTATTTTGAAATGAAAAAACAATTTGAGTATGATGTGTTGCTGGACAATAGATATTACAACAGCTACATAGGTGGCAGAATTACTGCAAGAGGTTTAAAGAATGTATGAATACAAATATGTGAATAAAAGTAAAAGAAATCACCCTGACAACAACGGACGCCCTTGTCAAAAAAAATGGATTACCGGAGAAGATCCTATGCGTCGAGACAAGTATTACTGTTGGATGAAACACAGGAGTCAAGCCAACTATAGAAAACAAGAACATGATATAACCTGGGAAGAGTTTGAAAGTCTTTGGACAGACGAGCTTTGGGAAAATCGTGGTCGTGGAGTTGATGGCAATTCAATGATAAGAATAGATACAGAACTAGGATGGACTGTAGACAATGTATACATCGGCAAAAAAATAGAATACTTACAAAGAGCAAGTGAATATAGAGACCATGATTGATCCACATTTTGATCCTTACGAACAATTGATAGACGCACAAGATATGATTAGCCAACTTATTGATGCACACAACAATCATAATGAATTGTTGGTAGCATATTCAAAACAAAATGAACAAATAGCACAGTTGTTAAGTTCACAACAACGGCAACTGAATAATTTAAAACTTCAAGTAAAAGAATTGCAACAACGTGAAACTGAGTAAGCCACAAAAACAAATTGCAAGTGATGCAAGTAGATTCAAAGTTGTAGTTGCAGGCAGACGCTTTGGCAAAACCTTCCTCAGCCTACGTGAAATTTGTTACAGAGCTAGAATACCCGATCAAGAAATATTCTACATAACCACAAGCTACAGAGCAGCTAAAATGATTCTTTGGAAACCACTTAAGAAAAGACTACTAGATCTAAGATGGGCAAAGAAAATTAACGAATCAGAATTGAGCATACTACTAAAGAACGGCTCAACTATAAGTCTAAAGGGCGCAGAAGAACCAGACAGACTTAGAGGTGTTTCACTTTCATATTGTGTAATTGACGAAGCAGCTGAATGCAAACTTGAAGCACTATGGGGCGAAATTATTCGTCCAGCACTTGCTGACCAACAAGGTGGAGCATTGTTTATAGGAACACCTAAAGGAAAAAACAACAGCTTTTATGATTTATTTGTAAGTGGCAACACAACACCTAATTGGCGTAGTTGGCAATTCACAACAATAGACGGAGGCTTTGTTCAAGCTGAAGAAATAGAAGCAGCTAAACAGGACATGAGTGAACGTCAGTTTAGACAAGAATTTATGGCTACATTTGAAAGCTATGAAAATAGATGTGCATGGGCGTTTGAAAGAGACACGCACCTACACTCTAAAACAAACTTTGATACAAGTATAATTCACGTGGGAATGGATTTCAATGTCAATCCTATGACAGCTGTTGTTGCAGTTCGTGTAGGCGATACACTTTTTACAATAGACGAATTAAATGTTTATTCAAGTAACACAGAAGAAGTTGCACAAGAAATAAAAGACAGATTCCCACAGAGCAAAGTTTTTGTTTATCCTGATCCTTCGGGCTCACGTAGACAAAGTGTTAGTGGAGGTATGAGTGATCATATCATACTACAAAACGCAGGCTTTATAGTTAAGGCACCACGCAAGCATGACCCAGTCAAAGACAGGATAAATGCACTCAATGCCAGATTTAGGTCAGCATCAGGCGAAAATCACCTATATATAAGCAAAGACAATAAATACACAGTAGAAAGTTTAGATAAGCATATCTTTAAAGAAGGAACAGGTATTCCAGACAAAGACACAGGTTTTGACCATATGTTTGATGCGCTAAGTTATATGGTTGCTTATCTGTTTCCGGTGAGGAAAACACAAACAACAACAAGTACTCCAGGACGCTGGGGTCATAAAATTATTTAGGATAATCCATGGACGCTATACAAACTTTACAATCAGACATTAACAGTTATCTATCTGGTAACTCAACACATTCAAATTACAAAGACTATTGGCAATATCTATTTGAAAGCTACATAGGTGGCGAAGAATATAGAAACGCAGGCCATCTAGTAAAATATCAAAATGAAAGCGCAAGAGAATACCGTGCAAGACTTGAATCAACTCCTATGCAGAATCACTGCCAAAGTGTTATTTCAGTTTATAATAGTTTCTTGTTTAGACAACCACCCGTAAGAGAATTTGGTTCAATTGAAGGCACACCTGCACTAAACAATTTCTTAAAAGACGCAGACATGGATGGTAGAAACTTCAACACATTCATGAAAGACGTATCAACTATTTCAAGTATATTTGGTGCGGCATGGGTAATTGTTTCAAAGCCAAACGTAGGAGCAACTACACTAGGCGCTGAAATAGAACAAGGTGTGCGTCCATATGTAAATGTTTTATCACCATTAGTGGTGCTTGACTGGAGTTACCAACGCCTAGCAAATGGCAAATATGTGCTAGACAAAATCAAATACATTGAAGATGCAAATGGTGAAATTATCACAGTCAAAGAATGGAACACAGAAACAATTACAACAACTGTGGTCGATAAAGGCAATGATCGCATGATTGAACGTTTTGTAGAAGACAATGGACTAGGCATGATACCTGTTGTAATTGTGTATAACAAACGTTCAATTATTAGAGGCATCGGTATAAGTGACATAGGTGACATTGCTGACGCACAAAAGTTTATCTACAATGCAATGAGCGAAATAGATCAAAGCATACGTTTAGATTCACACCCAAGCCTAGTAAAAACAGAATCAACAAACGCAGGAGTTGGTGCAGGCGCTATCATACACATGGATGAAAGTTTAGATCCAGGATTAAAACCCTATATATTAGATCACTCAGGTGCAAGTGTAGATAAGATACTTGCTACAATAGATCAAACTGTAGGTTCAATTGACAAGATGGCAAACACAGGTGCAGTTAGAGCAACTTCAGCAACTTCAATGAGTGGTGTTGCAATGGAAACTGAATTTCAATTATTGAATGCACGCCTAAGTGAAAAAGGCGATAACCTAGAACTTGCAGAAGAATACATTTGGCAGTTGTTTGCACTATACCAAGGCACCTCATGGGACGGTTTAATTGAATATCCAAACTCATTTAATCTAAGAGATGCTGCAAATGATCTTGAATTGTATTTGAAAGCATCAACAACTTCAGCAGGTAAAAACTTCCGTAAGCAACTGCACAAACAGATCGCAAGAACTGTAATTGAAGATGAACTTGCACTTGATGGAATCATACAAGAAATAGATACAGATGAATATGATCCACATGTAATGCAAGACCCAGACTCAGGCGAAACAAGAATTGTAGTTACTGAAGCTGAACATCTAGCACTAGCAGCACAAGGTTGGATTCATCCTTAATGGCAGATGAAGCAGGCATACGCAAACATGAAAAGCAATTGGCAAGAGTCATAAGACAGTTTGAAAGTCAATTGCAAACACTAATCACAACCGCACAAGACACTATAGGTGCG